TGGTACAGCACGAAGTCAGGAACAGGCACAAGCGTGTCGCTCGTCGTCGTGGCGTACAGCGGCTTCGGGCAGGGGAAGAACCCCTCAAGGCCGAGCGGATCGTCACGAACGTCGATCATCTGCGGCATGCCCTTGCAGAACCAGTAAACCTTCTCGGTTTCCTTGTCCCACAGTTCACAAATCTTGGCGCGGTTGTACGTGCGCTTGGACTCATTATAGGCGTTAAGCGGTTCTGGCCCTTGGTCTAGCGGGATGCGGCGGGCTGTCTCCTCGCCAAAACGTTCTACTAGCGCCTCTCGGGTCATGTAGACCCAGCGCCACACCTGCCCCACTTCTTCCCATGTGCGGGCCTGTGAGTGGCCGAAATCGCGCCAATGGACGTAATCCACGGGGGCGCACTCGTACTCGATGCGCTCCATCGGTTCAGCCATTTCGCCTTGTTCGATGTTGGAGGTGACCGATATGCCGTCGTCACCAAGGCCGATGGGCGAGGTGTGCGGCTCGTACCGCACCCATGCTGAACCGCGACCGCCGAGGAAGCGATCTTCCACGCTGTACTTCATCGTGGAGCGGAAGTCGGCGTAATGCTCAATTTCGAAGTCGATGGCGCGTTCCAGCAACTGCGAGGCCACACGCCCCACGGGGTCGTTGTCGCCAAAGCGGCGGCTGATGTCAGCCTTGGGAAGTTTGGCGTAGACGGCAGGCGTCAGCGTCTGCACGTTTGACCAGAGGATGTTGAACTTGGCGCTTTCGGTCAGCGTCTGCCCACGGGTATCGTCGCGGTAACGCTTGACGATCTTCTTAACCCGTGCCGTCCACTTTGCATATTCGTTGTCGTACTGCGCGACGATGCGTAGGTAACGGTCAACCTCGCTGCTGACGATCATCGGTTCCATTAGCCTTTCCCCTTGTTGCGGGCGCTGATCGCTCGGGCCTTGGCCTTGGCGTCCTCTTTGCTACTTGCGCCCCATGCCTTGAGGGCGAGCGCGAGGCGGGTGGGTTCGCCGTTCTTTGCCATTGGCCCGGGCATGTTGCCCATGCGGGCGAGGAAACTGGCGCGGCGCGGGTTATCGCCAGCCTTGACCGGGGGCTTGAGCGTGCCGCCTGTCTCGGCCTTATACGAAGCGCGGCCCTTGGCGTTGAGGCCACCCTTTTTATTCTTGCCCTCGCTACGCTGCCACGCTGCGCTCATTTGTTTTCCGGTTTCGCGGTCTTGGCGGCTTGCTTGAAGTCACCAGCGGTCGGGCGTCCCTTCTCGCCGGGGCGCTTCATCCGTTCGCCAGAGCCAGCCTTAATGCGCTCTTGTTTGGCGAGGATTGCAGCATACAAACCGGGTTTGCTCATACGTAGGTCGTGAACAAGCCGACAACGCGGCAGTTGCTGTTGGCCGAGCAGGTCGCCGTGATCTGGCCCGTGGTGGCTACCTCAATCGGGATCACGTACACGCCTGCCGCTTGCGTAGCCGGAACCTTGACAAGTTCGGTTGAACCGTCGCTCACGATCACCGTGGCCTCGGTGTTGCTCGCTACGTTGACGATGACGCTATGCAGGTACGCCCCTGCTACGCCAAACGTCGTGGTTGAGGTGGCGGCGACGACAACGTAGTTATGCCGTGCGGGGACTATTGCACTCATATTCGCGCTCTCCTGCTCACCGTGCGGTCGTGTACCTGCCACATATCGTTGAGCGTAACCGTGTTGGCGGGGCCGACCATGAGCGGTTTAGGCTCAAGGGCGGGGGTCTTGTCAGAAATCTCTTGCCATGATACCGCAAGCATACGAAATGCGTCAGCAGGATGGCTAGTCCAGTCGTGGCGTGGACTCTGACGGTAGGCTTTTTTGTCCTCGTCGTACTCGCGCTGGTACTGCTTCAACGCCTCAATGCCCTCGCGGCAGCGTTCTGCGTCAAAGTACACCCGAGGCAGCGTCATGCGTACGGCTTGGATGCCGCTTTGCAGCCCAATGTCGGGGACAACTGCGAGTTTGGCAACGTCCAGATGGGCAGCAAGTTGTTCCACAATGCTCTTGCCCGTCTGTAGGCTCTTGGCCCGGGCGTCGTGCGGTAGGTAGTGCTTGGCGTAGCGATAGCCTTTCCCGAGTACCACGGCAGCGATGTCATGGATGTCCTCGCCACTCACGGCATAGAAGTCAATCACGCGGATTTCCCCGCGACCGATCTGGTAGAACCAAATGGCGGTGTCGTCGCGGTAGCCCAAGTCCCACGCGGTGTATACCGGCAGGTCGGGGTTGTACGGCACCTGACAGATGCGGCCCTCTTGATCGGCCTCGCGCAGTTCCTTGCCATAAAAAGCGCCGAGGATGGCAGCCTCAAAACTGCACTCGTACTCCTGCAAGTACTGATCCTCGGCCAATTGCGCCCTCGCGGCGGCTAGTTCGCCGACAGGAAGCAGCCCGCTGGTTGCGGCTGGAAGGCGTAGCAGGAACCACTCGCTAGGGAGTCGAGTGGCTGTTTCGTAAATCTCCCAAAACTGATTCTTTCCCTTTGGCGTTCCACCAAAGACCGCCCAGCCTTGTTTGTCTGAGAGGGCAGGACGTATGACGTTGCCGAACACGCTGGGTTTGAAGTCGCCGTATTCGTCCATGTACACGCCTGAGAACCCAAGACCGCGCATAGCGTCTGCATTGTCGGCACCGTACAAGCGTATTTGACTGCCGTTCATTAGCGTGATCGTCAGTTCTTGCTCGTTCTTGGCTTGCGTGATTGGCGCAGCGAACTCTTGGAAGTATTGCCACGCCACGGCCTTTGCTTGGCTGCGGTAAGGGGCGATGTAGGCGAACAGTCCACGCTCACCTTGGTAGGTGACGGCAGCGCGGATGATGTCGTTGACGGCTGCGACTGTTTTACCAGCGCGACGATGAGCCACGAGACAGGCCCAGCGTTGCGTTCGGTTATGGAACGGCAGGAACGCCTTACGTGGGCGATAGGGGATAACTACTCGGGAGCCATCCAACTGACTTCTACCTTGATCTTGTCGCCGTTGTTGCCTGTGTGTTCGTGTCGGGCGAGTTTGGGTACGTGGTATTCAATGACATCCATCATGCAGCGCCATGCGGCTTCTGCGCCTTTCGTCTCGTAGATTTCGTCCAGCCAGATGTTAAGGCGGTGTGCGTTACCGTCCACAAGTCGGGCAATGGCCTCTCTTGCCTCTGCGGTTGCCTTGTTGGGCGATCCTTTAGGTCTTGGCATAGGGCTTATTTATGCACAATTGAAACAATAGTTAAAGAGTCAACGCTTAAATATGAGTTCTTCTTCCGGCACATCCAACGATTGCCACGGGGGAGTTTGGCGGCGTACCGTTGGACTCATGTTCATACGTTTCTGCACCGCCCGCGCTTCGGCCTCGCCAGCCAATCGTAGGTATTGTTCATACGGATCAGCCCGTTGTTGACCAATTTTAAGCGTTCTCAAAATCGCGTCTGGACTGTCCATGCCATGTTTTTGGGCAATTTGTTTCAATTTATCCTGTTCTATCAAATCAAAGTTGTTGAAAATTTCTTGCAAAGAACTGCTGCTATTTCCGACAAGTGCTTTGCTCAAATCGTCCTTTAACGCTTTTAGTTGATCGTCAAATTTGGTTGTAAATTGCGTTGGGCTGCCGCCTTTTGCAAACCCTTCCCTTTGTTGTACCGCGTGTTGCAACTCATGTAACGCTGTTGATGATGCAGCGGTCGGCTTGTAACTAACAGCCGTTCCAATGTCTATGCGTGCTGCGTCTGGGAAATATGCGCCTCGCGTTGACTCCCCTAGAAGTTGGTTGCGGCGAATTATCAATGCTTGCCCAAGATCGGGATACGCCTCAAAAAGTTCAGGGTGTTGCATTGCCAATCTTGCCCGACTGCCCAATAACCCCGTCCGACCATATTCCAGCCCGTAATTGCCTTTAATGTCCTCTTGCAACGGCTTTTTAGTCGCCGCTAGTTCTCGGACGCTTTTATTAAACTCTCGGGGAAACAAGTCTGGTTGTGTTTTTGCGCCTTCTTTCAATTGCCGCACTTGTTGGTTAATTGCAGCAATTTGCGCTTTCCGCTGATCTATTGCAGCATCAAAATCAATGTCTTGCCGTAAGTAAGCATCAGCATCACTTATTTCTTGTTTCCAGTCTGGGCCAAACGCTCTGCCTGTCCCAGTTTCACGCCAAATGGTGTCGCGGTCAACGCCCGCCTTTTCCATTTCTATTGCGCGTTGCTCGGCTTTTGGGTCGTAAGTCTTTGCAGACTTGCCAATAAAAATTTCGGCGCGGGTTGGGTCGTAGCGTTTGAGCAGCCCTGCGAGTTTCCCGCCCGGGACGGCGCTGGCAGCGGCCATACCCATACCTACGGGATCGTCGGCGCGTCTGGCGCGTTCGAAGTCGCGTGCAGCGAGGGCGGGGCCGACGCCCGGGACAAGGCTTGCGCCCGTCTCCACGGCAATGTCAGCCAAGTCTTGCTCTTGGGGGTCTAGCGAGGTGGCGCGTTGCAGACGGCCACGCAGGTCGGCTTTGTCCTGCAAATAGCGCAGGGCGGCAGCAACCTGTTCGCGGCGCATCGCCATTTACTTAAACCGCCCCAACTTATACGAAAGCGCAGCGATCTCGCCCACGATCTCGTCAATGATGTTCTGCAAGTCGGTGTCTTTCGGCAAATCGCCTCGGATGCCCTTTACGAACGTCAGCAGGCTGTTGGCGTAGGCGGCGGCGTCCTTTTGCACCTTGAACCCATCGGGATAGTCGTCGAGCGGGATGATGCCGTGATGCCCCTGATACGCCTCGGCGTACTTGTCGGCCAAATCCACGATGTTTTCGTAGTAATGGCCGAGGGCTTTGTGAGCGGCGTAACTCGCGGTGTTGAGGTGCAGGTAGTGAGCCGCTGTGCTGCTGTGCAGCAATACACCGACAAATTCTGCTGCGTCTTTATGCGACATAAAACCTCCGCGTGACGAGGTTAGCACAGCGTAGTATCGTTGCAACTATGTTCGTGTTTTTCCATGTCGGTGAAGATTTAACCCTTCCGACCTCCCTCGTCCGTTCCATTCGCGCCCACAACCCGGGGGCCGAGGTCATCCAAGTCACCGACCGCGACACCCCGACCGTCCCCGGCGTCACATGGTCGCACGCCGTCGATGTAGACCCGCAGTACCTTATGCTTTGTCGCACGGGCGCGTGGGCTGATTTGGGCCTCGACGAACCTGCCCTATACCTAGACACCGACATGATCGTAAACGGCCCCATATCGCCTGTGCGTGCGTTAGGCGAGGGGTTGGTAGCCATGTGTCGCCGTTCGTATAACCGGGATGCGTTTTTTAACCCTCACCAGAAAGGCTTGGACTTCTCCGAGTACGCCGGAAAGACGCTGGACGAGGTATACCCGTACGTCGGCTGCTGCACGATCACGCTGGACGCTGGGGTGTGGGCTGACCTCACCGAACTCTACTACGCGCTGCCCGACAAGTTTTGGCGCTGGTACGGCGATCAGGAGGTTTTGCGGGAGTATGCCAAGCGTCACCCCGTCGTTGATCTCCCAGAGGCGGTGTATGCGGGGCTTCCCGAGTTTGGCGGTCATCCGCTGATTACCCACTACAAAGGCGCTCGCAAGAAGTTGCTATCGCATTAACTCGGGCCGGATCGCCGCCGTGTAACGGTCGTAGAGTTCTCGTACCGTCTCCTCGGGGTCGCGGGCAATGTAGAACTCCCCGCGTGGCTCGAATATCAGCCGGAACCGCTGCTGGCTGTCCGTTACACGCCCCTTTGGGGCTTTGACCTCGACCCAGCAGACCCATTGGGTGCCGTCGGGGAGGGCTTTCGTGACGAGTTTATCGGGGACTTCACCCACCCGAGCGTAATCGTGGACTTGGAAGCCCGCTTTCTTGAGCGCCTCCGCGATGATTTTGTCGTTGGCGTCTCGTCGGGCAGCGTATCGCATGATCTTGCCTCGTTAATGCAGCGTATCAGCCATATTTTCCACCATATTTGGTTTGATCGGCATTTGTTAAGCGGCGGCACGCGCACGAATCTTTTTCACTCCACGCTCGCCCCAGAACTGGCAGACCATCGCGGTAAGGCTTGGGTCACCCGCAACGAGTTTGGCATCCGATTCCCGCAGCAGGTCAGCCACCCGCTCCTGTAGCCACTCCATCCGTTCGTCGTGGCCGGGTTCGTCATTTCTGACGTTGTAACGCGCAAGGAGGGCATCCGCGAGTTTGAGTTTGGCGAGCGGTTCACCAAGGCGCTTGTCCCACTCCCGGGCGCAACGATCTTGAGCGTGCTGCCAGCGTTCGTTGTCAGCGGCTACTTGCTTGTCGGTCTTGACGGGTTTTTCGCCGAACCCGGGCTTGGACTTTTTGAGGTCAAACAATCCTTGCCATTGGTTGCTGATCGACTGGTTGACGACTTCTTCTTGATCGTTACCGAACTTTGCCAACTTCATCTGCATCGCATGGGTTGACGCTTCCTTGATCGGCTTGCGTATCGCCTTGCGGAAGGCTACCCACCGCTCCCATGCCGTAACGTCTAATCCTTCTACCATGAAATTCTCCAATCCGTTTGATCCCAATTGCCTTTGCCGTGGTTACATTCGTTACAAAGGATTTGTAAATTTTCTAACGATAACGCTAGTTCTGGATGCGTTTTGCGAGGCTTGATATGGTCAACATTCATTACCGCACCAGTTTGCGGTGTAGCGCCGCAACACATACACCGCGGCCCATATTTCACCAACGCCTCCATACGCGCCTTTCGCCATGCGTATGTTTCTAAAAACTCTTTTTTCGCAACCTTTGGCTTTTTTGGTTTTTTCACCGTTTTGTTTGCGGCGATCACTTCGCGCATGACGTTTTTGTTTTTCTGAAGGTAATCAAAACTTTTTTCTGCTACTCCAATGCATTGCATTTTATGCGTTTCATGCAAATGCTTTACTGAAAGACCAATTGGCGACTCCCCCTTTGCCAATCCTTTCCCTCTAACAACTTTCAAATACTTGCTACAAAGCCTGATGATGTATCCCTTATCCATCTTCTTACCCCTGATGCTCGGAGCCGGGAGAAGACCCCCCTAACCCCCATTGATTTTGGAGGCTAAAGAGGCCCACGGTTATGCCCGTATGCCGTCTTTCTGACCCGCCCCGGCAATTTAAGCAGCCCGAGGTCGTGGCTTGCGCCAACCGGAATTGCACCGGCCCCGCTGCTGACAGATTTGGCCCATGTCAAGGGGCTACGTGTTGGGGTGTTTGACATGACCAGAACGGTCATGTGAAGATACCGACACGCGGAATAGCAACTTCAGCGTAATGGCAGCCCCCCTGCCGCGTCAACCCCCTTAATCGGGGGTTTGTCGTTTATGGCCTCCGTAGAACGCATTAGCGGCCCTGTGGAGGCTTTACCTGCCCTGCCTTCAGTTGCCACAGCCTTGCCGCTGGGATCGCCCCAGCCTTGACCCATTGCTGCACCGCCGCTCGGGTAACCCCGAAAGCCTTGGCAACAGCGTATTGGGAACCGTATCGCTTGATGAGTTGTTGCGGTTTCATAAAAAAGGAGGATAGAGGGGTTGACACCCTATGTCAAGGCAACTATCCTATCAGCGTTGACACACACAACAGGAGCAACAGAGATGCTTACAACCACCACCATTGTCCTGCTCGGCGTAGCCTTTGAGGCTGAAGTTGAGTACGCCGTACACCATGCCGATCCCTCGGTCGGCGTACCCGAGACGCTGGAGATTTGCAGCGCGTACATCCTCGGTGTTTACCCCGACGGCATAGAGAGCAGCGACAAGAAATCCAACGCGGTCTACGTCAACTACAAGTGCGACCTTGAGTATCTGACCATCGAAGAATTCGACACGTTGGAGAACTCTTGCTGGAACCACTACCGCAAAACTCAAGAAGAGGCGTACGACGTATGAAGCGCAGCAAACTCGCCATTTTTGGCATCGTCATCGTTTACCTGCTGGCTGCCCTCGTTGAACCCTGCGACGGTCACAGTTGTGATGCGGAGGTGACGCATGGAACCCGATAACGTCTGGCAAGACGATGACAGTTGGTGGCACCAGCAGGACTTGGAACTACAGCAGCGCGAGGAGCAAGAACGCATTGAGGCTTGTAACCGCGCCATTGCAGCATTAACGGAGAACAACCATGAAGGTGTATGAAAAGATCGCAAACATTACCGCCGACCTGTCCAAGATCGGCATAAGTAAAGACAGCAAGAACCAGAGTCAGGGCTATAAGTTTCGTGGCATTGACCAAGTGTACGGTGCGCTGTCACCGCTCCTTGCCAAGCATGGTCTTTGCATCCTGCCTCGCGTCACGGCACGCGAGGTAGTGGAGCGGCAGAACCGCCAAGGTGGTGCGCTGTTCTACGTCACGCTCACCGTGGAGTTTGATTTCGTCGCCGCCGAGGATGGCAGCAAACACACGGTCGTCACGATTGGCGAGGCAATGGATAGCGGCGACAAAGCAAGCAACAAGGCCATGTCTGCCGCCTACAAGTACGCCGCATTCCAAGCGTTTTGCATCCCAACCGAGGGCGACAACGACGCCGATGCAACGACGCACGAAGTTGCCGCGCAAGACCCCGAGGTGCTGGCGCAGATCGCTGCGTGCGATAGCAAGAAGGCGCTGCGTGCGCTGCTTAACGATCTGCCCGTCCCGGTGCGTGAATTGCACATGGATGCGTTTATGGCTCGCAGCAAAGAGGTGCAGTAATGGAACAGCGCACGAACGAATGGAGACAAGCGCGGTTGGCGAAAGTTACCGGTTCCCGCGTGGCCGATGTGATCGCCAAGACCAAGACAGGTTACGGCGCGTCCCGGGCAAACCTAATGGCCGACCTCATCGTGGAACGGTTGACGGGGCAGCCCGCCAGCACGTTCACGAACGCGCACATGGAGTGGGGTACGGAGCAGGAACCCCACGCCAGAGCCGCCTACAGCGCCCGTACAGGCGAGTTGGTAGAGGAGGTGGGCTTTATAGACCACCCGCGCATTTTGAACTCTGGCGCGTCCCCTGACGGCCTCGTAGGCGATGAGGGGCTGGTGGAGTTCAAGTGTCCCGCGACCGCCACCCACCTCGACACGTTGCTGGCTGGCGAGGTGCCGTCCAAGTACATCCCGCAGATGCAATGGCAGATGGCGTGTACCAACCGAGCGTGGTGCGATTTCGTGTCTTACGACCCTCGGCTGCCGGAACACCTGCGGATGTTCGTTAAGCGCGTGGAGCGTGACGATGCCTACATCAAGATGCTGGAAACCGAGGTAACGAAGTTTTTGACCGAGTTGGAAGAAAAACTGACGCAACTACAGGAGTTAAACCGTGGCTAATTACGACACCCCTTACGACCCGAATATGCGTGGCGTTCTCTTCAAGAACGACCAGAAAGGAAACGCCAAGGCACCGCAATATCGCGGGTCATGCGTGATTGACAACGTAGACCTCAACATTTCGGCGTGGATCAAGGAGTCCAAGAAGTCGGGCGATAAGTTCATGTCGCTGAAGTTTGAGTCAAAGCGTCCGGCACCGCCAAAACAGAAAGCGATCACCGAGGATAATTGGAGCGATCCCGATGCTCCGTTCTGAAGAACTGCCAATCTTTATCGGTTACGACAGCCGAGAAGATGTGGCCTACCGTGTGGCGCGGCGCTCGATTGAGCGCCATGCCCGCCAACCTGTCCACATCCAGCCGATTGACCAGCGGTACATGCGGGCGGTGGGGTTGTACTACCGTCCCGACGATCCGCTTTCATCAACGGAGTTTAGTTTTACGCGTTTTCTCGTCCCGTACTTGTGCGAGTACAAGGGTTGGGCGGTGTTTATGGACTGCGACTTCCTTGTGCGCCATGACCTGACGCAGATATGGCGTTATGTCGATGAAAGCAAAGCGGTGCTTTGTGTACACCACGACTACCGGCCTGCCGAAACGGTCAAAATGGACGGCAAGGCGCAGCATCAGTATCCACGAAAGAACTGGTCATCGTTCATGCTCCTAAACTGCGAGCATCCACAAACGAAGCAACTTACGCCAGAGGCAGTCAACACGGAGTCGGGCAAGTACCTTCACCAATTTGGTTGGTGCGCTGACGAATACTTGGGCGAACTGCCGGTGACCTTCAACTATCTTGAGGGCTGGAACAACAAGGCGCAGGAACCCGATCCCGTGTGCGTACACATGACCCGTGGCGGCCCGTGGTTCCCCGGCTACCAAGACGTTGAGTACGCCGATGAGTGGCGGGCGTATACGTGAAACGCATCTTTACGCCCGGGACGCCGGTTGAGCAGGTGATGAAGGCTGTAGCCGCCATGATGACGGCGCTGCCTGCAAAGCCCTTTGCGGTGACCGTAGAGGTGTGGAAGAAGCCCCGCACCAACCAGCAGAACGCCTACCTGTGGGGTGTCGTTTACCCCGCCGTCATAGAGGGCGGTGGCGAGGCGCTAGGCGGCTTTACGAGGGATGATGTCCACGAATGGCTGCTCGGGGAATGCTTCGGTTGGCAGACGCTAGAGGGCTTTGGGCGCAAACGTATGCGACCGCTCAAACGATCCTCTGCGCTGAACAAACAAGAATTTAGCGATTACCTGACGTTTATAGACACCAAATGTGCCGAGTTTGGCATTGTGATACCAGAGCCGTATGAAGGTTGAGCGCCCCATCATTGCATTGCACCCGTGGGAGTACGAATGGGCTTCTCACGTTGGAGCGCGGCGTTACATTGAAAACTGGAATCGTCAAAACGCGGCGCATTATCACAAAAACCGCATGGAAGATGACCGAACGGCGCAAGTAGCAGCGTGCGTAGCAGAGTTAGCCGTTGCTAAATACACTAATCGTTATTGGTCTGGACACGTATGGCCTGCATCAATGCACCAAAACTACAAAGACATTCCCGATGTTGGGAATAACATTGAAGTACGTCGGCTGCGAACAAAAGATTACGCAGCGGTACGCCGAAAACAATTAGGTAAAGGGCTTGTTTTGTTTGTTGCAAAACCCGCAATGCCGGAACTGCGACAAGTAGAAATATACGGCTTTATTGATTACGACCACGCGTGGAATCTTGCTGTTCCAACTGAATATGACCCAGACAATACCCGAGAAATTGGGCCGGAATTTTTGAGGTTGAAATGAGCCTACGCAAAGAAGCCAAAGGGCGCGGCTGCACGGTGCGTATACCGGGCGTCTGTAACTTCAACAGCGAAACGACTGTGTTGGCGCATATCCGCATTGCAGGCGTGTCAGGCATGGGCCTCAAGGCACCCGACCTTTTGGGGGCGTGGTGCTGTTCTGCCTGTCACGCAGAGGTTGACGGCCAAACGCATACGAGCGGCCTTACCCGCGATGAGTTGCGCCTTGCGCTGTACGACGGGATGGCGCGAACGATCTGGCAGTTACACAAAGAGGGGCTGATATGAACTTCTGGTGCGACACGCCCTATACCACCGCTCATGTGCGTAACGAGTTCCTGCACGACCATGAGAAGGGCAAAGGTGAATTTACCCTCTGCACCGTGTTCGGCTTTCGCGCTGAACCCATGCGCGTCCCTATGTTCCAAATCATGCTGGAGAACGGCGCACAATGGGCGCGTATCCCGATCCACGCGCTGTGCAGTAAGCCTTGCCCAGAAATGGCGCTGCCGCTTGTCGTGTGGTGGGATTCGTTCTCGCGCAACTGTCAGGTCAAGGAGGTGGCGTTCCTGCGTAACCACCGGGTCAAGGCGATAGGCCGCGACGGGGTGCAGCGCCCGGGGACGTACCTGATGACGGTATTCTGGTGCGACGGCGGGTGGAGCGAAGTGCCGGATCAGAGCAAAGACCATCACCTAATCGCATTAGACTCTGGACAATGGATCGCCTATCCCAACAACCGCCTACTCTGGTCAGACCCGTCGTGGATCAGCGGGGACGTTCCGCGAGGTTGGAAGTCACCATCGACGAACTACACCGTGGAGGGCGTATGAGGCCGATTCTGGAGGCATTACAGCGGTTTTGGCAGTATGACTGGCGTCATGTCCCGCCCCCCAATTGGGCCTGCTCACGGAGGCGCACCGGAGGGCTTTACTGGTGACTATAGACACCGAAAGCCCGCCCGGGGCGTGGGCAAACGAAATGAAGGCAGCGCCGTGGGGTTACGGGCAGTCCCAAGCGGATCGGGTGCGCTGGGCGCTTGCCGAGGTCGCCCAGAAAGGGCTGTGGGAGGCCGCCCGGGTGCTAGAGCAGGAAATCAAGACGCTGCGGGCCGAGGTTGAGCATTTACGCAAATGAGGGATCGTCTAACGGCAGGACATTAAGTATACTCACCTGTAGTTCAATGGTAGAACCCCAGACTTTGACTCTGGTAATCCTTGTTCGAGTCAAGGCAGGTGATCCATGCAACCCCGAGTCCTAGTCCCTCAACCATAACTCCAAACGGTAGGGCGGGTTGCGCCCGTCAACGTGTCGAGGTGCAGGAATCTGCCCACCCCCTTCTGTTGCACGCCGATACCCGTAAACCCTGCGGCCATAGCGAGCGTTAAGAGCCTGTGGGCCTCCGCGCCCTCCACCCCTACGTCACAGGCACAGCCCGATGCGTGCGCCCCCGGGGCCGCCTTCTTCGCTTCTATGGGGTGCTTGGGGCAGCGATAGCCCGAGGTGATGCGCATGGGTTTGCCGTAGGCGGTGCGCAGGGTTTGGAGTTTCGCCATAAAGTCAGGCGTCATCTTGTTATCGCCGCAATGCGAGCAGTTAAACTCGGTCGCGGTGAAATTGGGGTAGGCTTTCCAGTCCATCAGCGTTTTCTCATTACATCAGCAATGGAAGGGGCGATCTTCTCCACGCTGCGACCTACCACATAGCCGCCTAACCCAAACTCAACGATAGACCACAGTTTGATGTACTCGGCCTCTGAGAGGTTCGGCGCAGCCCACCCAAACCAGCGGGCGACGATCAGGCACACAAATACAATCATGGTCAGCGGTCGCCAGTTCGCCGCCAGCCAATGCTGCGAGGCCGCCTCCGTCTGAATGATCTTGGCTGCCGCACCCTCTATCTCGGCTTGGTGCGCGAGCAGCGTTTTCATCATTTCGGCTTCGGCCTTGGCTTTCTGCTCGGGGTCGGGGAACAGATTGCCAACGACCTTGCCCAAAATCGGCGCGATGGTCGGTATCAACGCTTGGATCATTTCAGCGCGTCTACCAACATCACGGCCATGCTGCCAAGCGCACCGATCAGCACAAGGATAACCGTGCCGCCGACCGAGATAACCAGACGCTCAAGACGTTTAAGCCGAGCGTGGATGGCCTCGTAGCGAACCGCACAAACGTCAATGTGACTCGTTACAGTCACCTCCAATTCTTGCACCGTTGTCATCATTTGCCCTCAATCACTTTCCAGTTGTTAATCACAACCCAGACGTACAAGGCACACGCGCCTGCGGTAATCAGATAAAAGTCTGCGTACCACAAAAGCCACGTTGCCGCGACCTTCATCACGACCATCGTCCCCACGGGGTCGAAACGCTGAAAGAGCCAGTTGAGCAAGGGATTAGCCTCGCGTTTGCCCATCTTCAGCGCACGATCCGTCGTCCAGATATCAGCGATCTGGAGCAGGAAGAAGATCAGTAGGAAGGCGGTGTTCATGCCCACGGCAACGGCGGGCTGACGATGGGAGGATTGATCTGGTTCTCAATCTGCTGCGCAACCGCAGCCTCTGCGCTGTCTTTATCGACGCCGTTCGCCCAGCACCATCCCAGCACTTGATCCTGCGTGAGATCGGCATACGGGGTGAACTGCTCGCCCTGCACGACCGCAAAGCCACAGGTGCTGTACACGCTGCCGCTATAGGTGCCGTCGGTGCCGGAGAGGTTCCAATGCGCCGTGACAACGTAATCCGCGCCTTCGGGTGCCTGCGGTACGCAGTTCAACTGCGAGATGTTCCATGTGTAGGTAATCACTTCGCTTCCTCCTTCGGCAACAGCGGCTCGACCTGTGCCTTGAGTTTGGCCCACAGCGGGTGTGCGCCTTGGCTCGTCGGCAGGGTGCCGAGCAGATTCACGATAGCGACCGCTTCTTCAAGCGTGACCTTCAGTTCAACTTCAGACATTACTGCACCTGCGGGGGAAGGGTTGACCATGCGTTGTTAGCGATGCCGAGATACCACGGCTCCGCGCCAAGTACCTCGTTAGCCTGCGGATCGTTCACCGCCAGCACACAGCGCCAGTAGGTCTGCGAGATGACCTCGCCATCCTTTAGCACTTCTGTCGTCTTGCGAACGCCGATGCTGCCGTTGGGCTGCACGTTAAATTCGCTGATAAAAACTCGTTCTTCAAAAGTCGCCATGTTTATCTCCTATGGTAGGACTGTCCGTCTGCACCGTCCGATGCAGATAATTAAGATGCCGGATATGTTGCTGAAATGTAAATATAAGCCGCTTCATTAACGCAATCTTGTTCCGTAATTGCGCCATCATCAGCAGAACCAAAAATTCTACCGGATGAACTGTTAAAATAAGCCGTTAGCATTGTTCCACCAGTCCAATTCAAATTATTAGTCATTACTGTTCCAATTGCTTCTGCGGTTGTATTAAAAGGCAAACCGCCAATGCTTACTTTTCCAGTTCCAGTTAGGGCCGTGTACTCCAAATAAATGTTTATAGATACCAATCGCCCGACTTTTGTGTAATTTCCAACTTGCGAAACATATGTTGTAGTTCCTGGCGTGGTTGATCCGTTAATCGTCGGCGTAAATGTCCCCTCCTCATAATCATCCAGCGTGTTCGCGTTGGACGCTGCCGATTGCGTGGCGGGGAAGGTGATGCCGTTGCTGACTTGGATGACGCCGCCGTTTGCGGTTGCTGTGTTGACGCCGACCAGCAGTTCTCCCGCCGCCGTGATGCGGGCGCGTTCGGTGGCGTTGGTGGCAAAAATAAGTGGCGAGTTTATGTAATTGTAAAGGTAAGCATTTTCGCTAGAGTCAATGCCAACCGCTAACCCGCTTGACGTTGTGGTTCCTGTAGTGCTGTTTTGAAAAAGAAAAAATGCTTCGTCGCTGGTAGAGTTGCGAACGCGGTTGCGATTTGTTGAACTACCAGAAACAACATCAAGACGGTCAAGCGGACTCGCCGTGCCGATGCCGACGTTGCCCACGGCCCCTGTCTCCGTGGAGATTTTGAAATAACTAGTTGTATCGGTAGGGTCTAAAACATGAAGCGCATAACGCGCAGAGGCGCTGCCACCAGCAGTTATTTTTAGCCCAAATCCGTTGGTTGCATCACTATTTGTAATTATTTGAGCAACGCCACTAGACGTTACAACTTGCAACTTCGCCGCCGGACTCGTCGTGCCGATGCCGAGGTCGCCGGAGGCGGTTAGCGTCATATTGATATTGCGGGCTGATGCTCCAGATGAAAAATTTATCGGCCCGTTATATGCGCCAAGGTACAAACCGCCCGTAGACGTGGCTTCAATAATTCCAGCGTTTGCCCACCCAGTAACGCCAAACCCTAACGAGCCGCCCATTGCAAAAACAATGCGTTCGTCTGTGATGCTGCTACCGGCTGCGTCTGTGTTAACAATAGTATTGAAAATAGTCCCGGTTGAATTCCCGGTGTTTGTTAACGTGCTGCCATCAAACGTCAGCGCACTCCCGCTCGTCGCCACCTTGCTGCCGTCCAGATACACCACGCCTCCGGCGGTGCCGGAGGAGAGGGTGAGGTTGCCCGAGAGTACCGCTGCACCGACGTTGACCGACGCGATAGAGGCACCCGTGACCGTGAGGCCCGTGACCACCGCCGTGCCGAGGTTAGCCGAGGCGATGCTGGCCGAGGTGCTGGTAAGGTTCGTGACCGTTCCCGTAGTGACGAGCGCCACCGCCGCATTAGCAGACGCAATGGAGGCCGACGTAGAGGTGAGATTAGTCACCGTGCCTGTGGTAACAACCGCCACAGCCGCGTTTATAGAGGCCGTGGAGACGGTCGGCAGGTCTGACTTGCCCGTGACCGAGAGGGTGCTGCCGAGCGTTGCTGCGCCCGTAACGTTGAACGTGCCGCCGACCGACAGCGCCGAGGTGATCGACACGTTGGCCTGTAGCCCCGTGTTACCCGTCACCGTCAGCGTGCCGTTGATCGTCGTATTGCCGAACGAGTTGGCGGCGTTAATCATTTGGAAGCGCGTGCCGTCATAGACGATGACGACGACTTCGCCCGAGTTGATGTCACCGGCTGCGAGGGCGGTGCTGCCGTCGCGGGTGATCGCCTTTGCGCCGAGGCCGTCTACGTTGATCGTGACCGCGCCTGTGTTGGCAGCGTTGGCGATGAAATAAAGAAGTTGACC